CGGAAGAGCACATCGAAGATGAATCGGATTTGACGCGTTGGAATGTTGACGTGGGGCGGCTCAATGAACGTTTTCGGACGTTGTATTGGCGCATTGCACGTAGGGCGTTGTTCGAACCTTCGTATGTTATACCTGTTGCTCTTGCCGAAGCGTTGAAAGTACGTGTGATTTCTAAGGGGCCGCCTTATCTTTATACGGCCCTTCAGCCATTGCAAAAGTTCATGTGGCGAGTGCTGAAAGAACATCCGGCTTTCCATCTCATTGGTAATCCTATCACTCCGCGATATATACATGATCGAATGGGTGCGAATCTTCTGAGCGGTGAGATTTATCTTTCTGGCGACTATAAAGCCGCGACTGATAACCTCCGTCCGTGGGTTTCGAACACCATCGCATGCACGATCGCAGATGAGTGTGGGTTAGATGAAGTAGAAAAGCGTTTGTTCCTCAGGTCACTGACGGGACATGTCTTTATGTTGAACGGACAGCTGCGTGCGCAAGTGAACGGACAGTTGATGGGAAGTGTGACTTCCTTTCCTGTGTTGTGTCTGGCGAATGCGGCTATGTGCCGTTATGCAATGGAGGAATCCACTGGTAGAAAATGGTCGTTAGCCGACTGTCGGCTCGCTGTCAATGGCGACGATGTACTGATGCGTGGCCCGCGTGTTCTTGAACATGCGTGGCGTGCCTGTACCTCGTTTATTGGATTGACCGAGTCGGTTGGCAAGACTTATTTCTCTCGCATCTTCTGCGAAATGAACTCTGCTCTTTTCCTGCGAATCGAAGCCGTCATGGAGACGGATCCTTCGTCGGGTGTGCAGCGTCCACTTTGCTTTCGAAGAGTGGAGCAGATCAACTATGGGTTGATATCGGGACAGAAACAATCGGCGGCGCTTGGTGCGTCTCGCGATGTGCTGTCCGGGCTCGGGGCGAGGGCGCGACGACTCTGTGAAGAATGTCCAGAAGAGTGTCGTGGTCCAGTGATGAAGAGATTCCTGAATCGTAATTGGGAATTACTTTCAGCGTTGGGTGTTCCGTGGTTCATTCCGGAGTGGCTGGGTGGCGTAGGCCTTCCTTCCTTTTGGCACAATGGTGTGCATCATACGTACACGTCGTTGGACGTCGCGTGTGCCCGCTCTATTTTTAATGGCGGAAAGGTTGGTAAGGTGGCGCGTGTTGTAGCCGCTCCCTCATGGAATATACACCGCATGGTGATGGGTCGTATGCCGGTAGGACTTGGCGATGCCATCATGGACAAAAGGGTGACTGCAGAGGGGCACGAGGCGTATGGCCTGGCTTGTGCAGCACTTTTGTTCGCTCGAGGCGTGGATAGCCGCTCACTTCGTGTTGACGGAGAAGAGACTACCACCTCGCAGCTTAATGCGGTGCGAAGGAATGTGCGTTTATGGTTTTCTGTCAAACCCGACCGTCGGTCACAGCGCCAAGTGATGGATATAGAGCGCTTTGAAGGTGACGAGGTCGAAGAACGACTTCCGCAGGAACATGTACCCATGGTGGATACTGCTGTTTCAATCACAAAAGAGTTACGTGTGAGTGCCGCTGCAGGAGAGGACGTTTACTGGTTGCCGGATTCATCTTTGGTGAATTCGGGTACAAGCTACAGTATCGTCGGTGCTCCTAGAGCGTTGTACGGTTTGAATGGATTTTAGGGTTGGTTGCTGCCCCCAGCGAAGACGGATCTTCGTTCCGGGCGCACAGTTACTTCCCTAACCGTTTGTTCATGCTGTATAATACTAG